CCTATTTACCTTGGCTCGATTCCACTCCATGCTCGTTTGAGTCAAGCAGCCTGCGGAAATTGCAGATGCACCATTTCGCCTTGGTGCTGAAAAATGTTGAATAGAATGAATGTGTCCATGAATGCAGCATCCTCCGTCTGGTGCGAAGGTCATGGCATGTTGCTTGGTAGCTGAAACTGCACCGTGGAAATAACCGTGTACAAATGTAACTTTGCCTATTTCCAAAACTCCTTTGTCTACGGAGTAGGGGAGCATCTTGCACTTCATTGACCTGCAAGCTTTCTCGATATCCTTGATTCCCATACGCGCGGTATCCCGTACTATTCCAATGGAATGCCTTTCTGCCGTTTGCCACAATCGATCATCATGGTTACCTAGTAAAAAGTGATGTGGCTGCCATGCTTTAAGGAATTGCATTCCTGCTTCCACATCTGCCTCCATAGATGCCTGCTTGTCCGCAGGGTCTGCGTTTCTCATTAGTGGAGAGAAGTCAAATAAGTCCCCACCAAAAATTCGGATATCTGGATTAAATTCTTTAGTAAATCTAAAGAGTGCTTCGACTGCATCTGGATCCTGCATATCTCCATGCAGGTCACTTGCAAAAATAAAAGATTTCACCCTAGCAGGGTTTACGAGTTCCTTTAATTGTTCCCTTTTTTACTTTTTTCTTTTTTGTGTAAGGCATTATTCGTCCTCCAAATTCATGTCGCACTCAAACTCCAAGACTGGTTCATCCAACCATTCATTCAAATCGTCCATTGCAATTCTCACGATACTCATGTCCTCGATGTCTGATTCCTCGATCCATCGATTTAGTAATGCTCGATGCTCCTTTTTAAACTTTTGCTCTGGGGTATCTTTCATAATTATAATTCAAAATGAAATTCAGAAACCTTGATTGGTGCATACGGGCAATTTCCATGAAACTGGTGCAGCTTGTCGTTTACTAAGTCTTGCCATTTAGAAAAATCCAAAAGCACATTCATGTTGTCCAGTAAGTAAACTGGCTTTAACCCTGCCACATTTGCGGCAGCCAAATGATACTCCACTGGATAACACATATAATGCCAGTTGTGCTGCAATGATCTTATTTGCATGGCATATTCTGGGTCTGGGTCATCAATCTGACACATATCACTCACAATAACTTTGCCGCCAGTTTTAAGTACCCTTGCGACTTCCTTGTAGGTTTTTATCAATGGGCGGTACCCAATAGATTGATCAAATAGAATTAAGTCAAATGTCCCAGCCTCATATGGCATATCATCATAACTTGCCACCGAAAGTTCTGCGTTTTTTGGCAGGCCAGTTCCTCCGTGACATTTCTGAATTTGTCTATTTGAAATATTTAAGCCATTGAAAAATGCATCTGGATGCTTTTCTGCGAGGTATTTTAATGTGGTGCCAATACCGCATCCTGCATCAAGGATGTTTTTTCTGCTTGGATTTATTTTTCTTCTAGCAAACTGTAAATCCAAATGAGTATTAAAATCATTTGAGAGCAAGCCAGTTTGAAAAAGATCGTAATTAGCATCGATGTAAACCTCTGCAACATCGTCCCAATATTGAGTCAAATCAATCAAACTCTTACAGGTAGCATCATAGTATGCAGTTAGTAAATCAAACTTATCTTTATTCATTTCTTATATTCCTCTAGTCTGGATTTTAGTCCGCTAATCGCATCTACTCGTCCAGCAGCATGAGCAAACTTTGTAACATCGTTCTTTGGATCCGATACATCGTTAACCGCATCGAGAAGCATATTGTCCACGATTGAATCGAGTGCCTGCCATAACTTGGCATCCTCACCAATTTCATTAAAGATCCGCTTCACATCATCCCCACTCATGGGATTTGGATATTTTACCAGAGTCGCTTTCTTACCTTTGCAAAAACAAAACATTAGTAACCTCCTCCCATTACTGGTTTAACACCCACTCGGCCAATCTGAGCATTCTGCTGCTGCTGGATTCCAAACTGCAAGTACTTCATCCGATTCTCGGCCAATTGTTTAACCAGCGGATTCTCGGCCATCTTCTTTTGGAACTCTTGTGAAGTTTGCATAATCTGTTGAGCAGTTTGTGTGCGAAGTTCAAAGTTCACTCCCTCCTTTGGCAGTGGCTCAATTTCATTAATGATCTTAACCCAGCTATTCTGCTCGTCTTCAATTTCTTTCTGACTGGCGGTATCCTTGTCCATGATTACCTGCTTGGCCAACATTGGATCAATTGATTCCGCTATGATGGTCAAAAGCTTATTGCGATCCAAGGCACCAGTAGTATCGAACTGAGTCATCTTTGTAACTGCATCCAGTTTTTTCTCCATGAACTCTGGGTTCAAAGTGTCTACTGAAAACCGAAGAGATAAATCAAATTTACCTTCGATATCTTCCTGCTTCATTGCAATTTCTTCAACTGGGCCGCCAGTAATTCGTGCTACAAATTCTGGTTCCAAGTATTGCTGGCACAAAGATAGTGCTTGAGATAATGCTTCCCTCCATGAGTCCAACCAACGATTTACCATGCATTGTTGATAAAGCTGCTTTGCTTCTGGTTTCTCTGGGTTACCAAAGTACCTTTCCGCATCCATGATGGCTGCATTCTCTGCCTCCATTGAGCTTTCCGATAACGGGGGCGGCTGGAGCCAACCAATGTCATCTGGGCGAGTTATGGTGATCTGGGAGGCTGGGGCCACAAGTAAGTTTAATCCACCCCTGCGAGCATTTACCAGCAATGGCGGTATGACACCAATTTGACTTGCATCATTGCGGAGATCCCGTTGCACCTTTGCCTCGTACTGGTTGGTAGCAACCAATTCAGAGATTCCTCTGGAGTCGAATATTGATCTAGATAACCGTTCCCGTGTAAACAGAACAAACGGCATCTGGTTGTGTCCATATTCTAAAATTTCATGCTTACCATAGAGGTCTGGAACATGGGATGAAAATGCAGTGCAATAGATGGCAGGAACATTTGTATCTTCATCATAGACCCTATGATAAGCATAGAAAATTTCATACAGGTCATTGAAGTCTCCCTCAATTCCTTTGCCCATTGTATGGACTCCCAGCATGATCGGATTTCGATAATCGTACTCAGCAACTCCAGATTGACCCTCTGATTTCTCAAGTACTGATTCGACAAATTCCTCGTCAAAACCTTCTGAAATAATTTTGTCCCGTAGCTCGGTCTCGGATAACCATTCCCTACGCATGATAACCCTAGCTCGGTCTAATTCAGTGCAGTTGGCATCCACAAAAACATCTTCGTATAACTTATGTGCCACAAATCGAGGACGGTTCTCATGGATAGTTGGGGTTGGTATTTTCATTTCCCCAGTTTCCCTAAAGTCCTTAATTCCTTTTTTTAGCACCTTATCCTTAACTCCAGCGAAATGCTGGCGAAATAAGTTTAATGCATCTTCCTCCATGTCTGGGTCTTGCAAGATTCCCATGATTTCCTCCACGGCCTGCTGATCCCCACCTTGCTCAGTTACCATTTGTACAACATCTTGTACAGTAATTCGCTTCATCCGCATAATGGTTTCTTGCTGCCAATAAACACCAAGAACTCCAATTGCAGGAGTGCCAGAAAACATTTCCTGTGCAAGGATCTCAACTTCTCTACGAAGTTCTGGGAGCATACGCTGCTCCAAGAAATAAGATAAGCAATCCCTCCAGTAAGATGCCTTCTTTTGATCACTAGTCTCAATCCCAGAGACCGACATATTTGATCTGAAAAAACTCTCTAGGGCCATATGCACATGCTCATTGATCAATCGATCTGCGAGTCGCATATGAATGTCGGAACTACCTTCCCACGGGATTGGCCTGCGGCCCAGTTCATCCTCATGTTTCCTGCCGTCATCAGATTGGCCTGCCCATCGGGCATAGCGGACATCGTCATAATCGTCTCGCCTGCGAAGATTCCGTCCAGCATCCTCAAGGATGTCTGTAAGCTCGGACTGTAACTTGGCTACATCTGGTTCATTTGTAGCCTTATTCTTTTCGGAGTCGTATTGGTACCTCATGCAGGCACCTCTTCTGTTTCCAGAATATTCTTTTCTATCTCTCGTTTTACGAAGAATGCTCTTGCACCTTCACGAAAGTATTTG